CCTTCTTTACAAGCATTATCTCTATCTAACTCATAACTAAATGAGTTTGATGTTGAATCTTTAGTATCCACTACGGATGCAGTGATTACACCATTATCACCGGTGAGTGATAATTCTGTATGTCCTAGAACTGCTGCAGCTTTTCTGATTTGATTTAAAACATCATCAGTAAGCGTGAATCCTAGTTCAGCATCTGGCATCTGTATATCTTTTTGAGGTGTAGTAAGTATTTCAATTTCAGAAAAGAAATATCTTACAACCTGATTGTTAGCACCATTAATTAATACTGACTTATCTTCAAAGGTCAGTGTAGGTGTATCAACTAGATTATATACCGATAAGAATTCGTTTAAGTCATAGACTCCAAATTCCTTTGGCATATCTTCTGTAATATCTGCTTGAGCTAAAATAGTTTTAGACTCAGATATTGTCTTAACCTTCTGACCTGGCGTAAAGACCAGATTAGGATTAATAGTAGCAAAGTTCTTTAATACATTTATTGTATCATCACTTAAAACATTTGACATAGTTTTTTCTCCATAATAACTATATTATAACACAGTTTGCTTTGAATGTCAACAATTATTTTCATCGTGGATATACAAAGCGATTAAAGTATAGTGAAGAATTTTCTGTAAGTCCTTTCGGTTATACCCGTCTTTCTTTCCATACCTTTGAGCATACTTTAAAACATTGCCTAAAGCAAACCCCATACCATGGCCACAATCATTAATGAATTCCGTTGATTGGAATTGATTCTTTGAGTAGTGACCCTCGTAAGTTTTATTAATATATTCTTGGAGCTCTTTAATCAAAGCTCCTTCATTAAATTTATATTGTATTTTTTTATTGAACATTAGTCTCCTCAGCATATCCTTGCATTGCCATATTGATTCTATGCATGAATGCATCTGCTGGATTCATGTTATTTTCTATTACATCAATTTCAGCTTGTAATGAGTTTCTATCAATAGGAGGCAATCCTTTATTTATTTCTTTTTTAAGATATGCAATCTTATCTTGCTTTTCTTGTAAGTACCTCTTTCCTTTTCTATATCTTTCTTTATCTTGAGGTGTCCATTCATTCCAAGGTTGGCCCTCGTTGAGAGCCATTTGTTTATACTTGATCATTTGTATTCTCCTCGATGTTTTCACCATCTATCTGGCTTATGACTCCTTCATCAACCTTTGTGTAAAGGTCAAGGAAAGCATCTTTTGTATCTTCATCAAACCTTGAGATACACATTTCAATTGCTTTCATTCTATTGTTAAAGATAGAGAATGTTTGTACGATGTGACACAATCTTCTTGTTGAGATTAGTTCATCTACACCATCATCATAGAAAGTTTTTCTAATAACGTCTGCCCATTGGACAAGCTTATCTGCAAAGTCTTCGTCGTTTGCATCAAATTTGTTCATGTGTCTTTCAACAATTTTCTTTTCAATTGCAACACTTGGAAACTTTTGGTTTACAGTGATAGTAAATCTTTCTAAGAAAGCATCATCAATAATAGATGCTGCTGTAAATCTTCCATCTTCTGAACCTTTACCTAGTGTATTAGCAGTTGCGATAACATTGAACCCTGGAGCAGGTCTAACAACCTCACCAGTCTTTTTGACTAGAACTGGCTTACCTTCTAAGATTCCTTGTAAACACATAATCTTGTTAGTAGCTCTATCGATTTCGTCAAGAAGTAATATAGCTCCATTCTCCATAGCTTTGAGAACCGGTCCCTTAGAGAAAACAGTCTCGCCATTGATTAATCTGAATCCACCAATTAAATCATCTTCATCAGTCTCTGGATTAATCTGAACTCTAATAAACTCTTTCTTGAGTTTAGCACATGCTTGTTCGACCATGAATGTTTTACCATTACCTGATAGACCAGCAATATATGTTGGATAGAACATACCAGACTTAATGATTCTTGTTACATCTGAAAAAGAACCCCATGGTACGAATGTTTCATCTACTGATGCAAATGTTTTTTCTTCGTTAACCACTGATTGCATTGCCATTGCTGTAGCTGGTATAGCTTGTGCTTCTTGTTTTGGAGCACTTGATAAAACAGATGAAAGGTCATAAGTACCTATCTTGACTCTGTTCTCTGGTTGCATTAGACTATAAAAGTCTTTTCCGGTATAACCGTATTCTTTAGCAATATCTACGATTGCTGACTTTCTAAATTGTGTTTGGTCTGGAAACCTTTTTCCTAACTCGCCCACAATCTTTTGGGTTGATATTTTTAATTCACTAAATTTCATAATATATTTACTCCTTATCATTATTAATTTATATGTCTATAGTATCACGTATTCTTGCAAATGTCAACGGTTTTTTGCAATTTTTTTGTGACAATTGTGTGACAATTTAAACAGCCACCGCCTTACCAAAGTTGGTGAGTAGTGTTTTGTTTAACTTCTTTCCTTTAGAATGCTTTTTGAAAGCTTGTGTAATCTGAGCTTTGGTTGCATCATCTGAAACTTGGAAATCTTCGTTGTCTATGTTCATGACTTGCTTATTGAATGTTTGTACAATATAGAACTCATCATAACCTAGAGCATCATTATAGATAACACATTTGTTTTTAGTATTTTGCCTTTGTGCATCTTTTGTAAACTCTTCGTTTTCATATCTGTCTTGGTCATTCTTATCGTAGCAGACATCTGACAACTTGTAGTTGTATGCATATCTATCGTTTGCAAGAAAGAAACCAAGAGTTGTGATACCAAACTTTCTGTAATAGTTAAGTAGCTCTTTGGTCAATGGTGTTCCAGACCTTGTTGAACGTACAGAGCCTCTACCTAATTTAATTTTGTAATCTGCATAGTATTCAAACCCACGTGATATTTTTGAAGGTTCAAATTCTTTTGGAATGTTATTAGATATTTTTAGATTGTTTGTATCACCATCTGTGAGTACAACTAAATTCATGTTATCAATTCCTTTTGCAGTAATCATGTTGAATAGTTTATCGTGTATTGCAACAAGAGAAGTGTTTAAAGGTGTTGAACCCCAATCTTCGTACTTAGAACCATACTCATAAATTCTCATGCCTCTCCATGAAGCTTCTTGATTCTTTCTGTGATATAGAAACTTAAGAGCATCGTTGTAATCTTTCTTACCTAGCTCACTAGAGATTTGTTGACATAGAGAAAGACCTTCGTGATGTACTTGACCTTCAGGACTATCATTCACTCTATAATCTTGTGTGAAGTTTGGATTAGCTGTAGTAAAACCATAAACATCAAATGGAATATTAACTGTCTTACAGAATACAACTAAGTGGATTAATTGGTCTAACACTCTGTGCATTACACCTGACATAGAACCAGAGAAATCTATTAACATAAACATTCCATGATTCTTAGCATCTGCCAATCTAGTTACTCTACTGAATATGTCTTCGTTAGTTTTGTAAGACCAAAGCTTATTAACATCGATAGAACCTGTTTTAGCAGTTTCAGCTCTTGTATATCTGAATGCTGCTTTTTTCATTTCAAATTCTTTTACCGCATAGTTAACATTTCTTTTTACTTCTTTCATGTAAGACATAAAATCATTTTCATTAAAGTCATGAATTTCATGTGATTCCCATTCATCTTTATTGTATCTGCTTGTTAATTGTCTACCTTCAGCAACTTTTGCGTATGGTATAAAAACTTTATCAAGAACATCTTTTGTCATTTTGTTACCAATAAGAAGTTTACCTTCTAGTGATTCATCATCAATAAGCTTATCTTCGTTAGCTCTGAAGTTCTTGTCTGTGATAGACTCATCTGGTTCTCCACCATGAGAAGCTGTATTAGTTTCCTCTTCAGTTCCATCGTTTGGTTGATTACCTTCTTGTGACTCACCAGATGTTTCTTCGCCATCTTCAGCATCACCTTTACCTTCAGTAGAAGCTTCTTCTTGCTGACTATCTTCTGATGGCATCATATCATCATGACCTTGTGGTACATCTTCATCTTGACTTTCGTTTGGTATTGAACTATCTTCACCTTCTTGTGTTTCAGGTGGTGTAAGTAATTCTGGTTGATTCTCTTGTGTGTAAGCTAAAATA